TAGAAAAGGCACTCGCATGAATATGCACAACCTGTTTCCTACGCCAATCGGTATGTTCGACTTAGATCGAGAATTTACCGACGAGGAACTATTGTTTGTTCGTGGTCAGGAAACTAGGGCTAACGAAGGCAACACCACTAGCGTAAACAACTTTGTGTTGCGCGATCCAGTGATGACTTCTTTGCGGGATTGGGTAGAAGGTTGCGTAGCTGAATACTTTAAGGCTACTAGCGACCCAAAGCATGATGTTGATTTGCGGATAACTCAGTCTTGGTTTAACTATTCAGAACAAGGTCAGTGGCATCACAAGCACACTCACCCGAACAGCTTTGTGTCTGGCGTGTTCTACCTAAACACCAACCCTAATGACCGCATCTACTTCTATCGTTCAGGCTGGCAGCAAATCAAGTTCCCACCTGAAAACTGGAATCCTTACAACTCGGAATCGTGGTGGCTTGAGGCGGTTAAAGGGCGGCTGATTCTGTTTCCTTCGTCGCTTGAGCATAATGTGCCTACGGTTCAGGGTGAAGATGTGCGGATAAGCATGAGTTTTAATACGTTCCCGGTTGGCATTGTTGGGGATGAGATGTCGTTGACAGGTTTGAAATTGGAGGCGTAATGGCGCACTTTGCTGAACTAGATAGCAACAACGTCGTGCTGCGGGTGGTCGTGGTGGACAACAAAGACACCGCAGACGCTAATGGGGTTGAGAAAGAATACATCGGTGCGGCTTTCTGTGAGCGGCTGTTTGGTGGTACGTGGAAGCAAACCAGCTACAACGGCACAATCCGTAAGCATTATGCCGGCGTCGGCTACACCTATAACGCTGTCCGCGATGCATTCGTTCCCCCGCAGCCGTACCAGAGCTGGACGCTGGACGATGATGCTAATTGGCAACCGCCAGTGGCCATGCCGACCGACGGCGGCATGTACTCATGGGATGAGACAACCCAAACTTGGGTAACAGAATAATGGATCCAAAATTACAAAAATACTATGAAGAGCGATTTGCCATGATGGCAACGCAGGGATGGTTAGATTTGCAAGAAGATATCGATAATATAATAGCTTCCTTGCAGAACATTTCTGTGATAGAAGGCGAAAAAGATTTACAATTTAAGAAGGGCGAATTGTCCATTCTCACTTGGCTGAAAAACCTAAAATCGGTCAGCGAACGAGCATATGAGGATTTGAATGCGCCGAATGTATGAGTTTCTCTGCGAAAGCGGGGTAAAGATCGAGCGACTTGCTGATTATGAGCAGCAAGTCGTTTGTTGTATGTGTGGCAAGTCAGCCCGCCGCACAATTTCGAGTCCGAATTTCAAGCTCGAGGGGTGGTCAGGTCATTTTCCAACTGCGTATCACCAGTTTGACCGAAAACACCGCGAAAAGTTAGAATCGGAACGCAAAGCAAACGGATAAACCCACGTGGCCCCGTTTAATCCTGGGAACCAAAAGATGGCAGGAAAAGGAAACCAAACATGTTGATTGACAAAGAACCTGAGATGCCTAGCGAGTTGGAGGCAGAGGAAGCGAAACTACCCGAAGCAGTAGCCGAGTCTAAGCCGGAATTACCGGATCGGTACCGAAATAAGTCGCTTGAGGACATCATCAAGATGCATCAAGAGGCCGAAAAGGTCATCGGAAGACAGGCGCAAGAAGTCGGGGAAGTGCGGAAACTGGCAGACGAGCTGATCAAGCAGAATCTCGGCGCGCGGCAAACAACTGTTGAAAAAGAAGAGCCGGAAGTAGATTTCTTCGACGACCCGAAGAAGGCGATTCAGAAGACGATCGAAGCGCATCCTGACGTGCTGGCCGCCCGCGAGGCGACAGCGCAGTTCAAGACGCTACAGGCAAGGCAAAAGCTGGCGCAAACGCATCCTGATTTTGAGCAATTGCTCCAAAGTGAGGACTTTGCAAACTGGGTTAAGTCGTCTCCAGTGCGCATTGGGTTGTACGCCAAAGCAGACAGCCAAGCTGACTTCGATTCGGCGAACGAATTGTTTTCTACCTACAAAGAGTTGCGCAACATTCGTGGTGAGCAGGCCAAACAGCAGGCAACTGCTGCGCGCCAGCAGACCATGAAGGCCGTGCAAGTCGACAGTGGTGGAACCGGGGAGAGTTCGAAGCGAGTTTACCGACGTGCTGACCTTATTCGGCTGAAAATGACGGACCCAGCCCGATACGATGCGCTGTCTGAAGAAATTATGGCGGCCTACGCGGAGGGAAGGGTCAAATAAACTTTTGACCTCAAGGAGTTAAACATGGCTAATACAGCTTTTTCCCCAGCAAATAGCGTTACCCCAACAACAGCAGCAACATTCATTCCAGAGATTTGGAGTGATGAGATTATTGCTGCCTACAAGAAGAACCTCGTTCTGGCCAACCTGGTCATGAAGATGAACTTCAAGGGTAAGAAGGGTGACACCGTCCACATCCCAGCACCGACCCGTGGTTCCGCATCGGCCAAAGTATCGACCGACGCTGTAACACTGATCGCTGCAACTGAATCCGAAGTCCAGGTATCGATCAACAAGCACTATGAATATAGCCGCTTGATCGAGGACATCGTCGAGGCGCAAGCGCTGAACTCGCTGCGTCAGTTCTACACTGCCGACGCTGGTTATGCACTGGCTCGCCGTGTTGATACTGATCTGGTGCAGCTCGGCCGTGCATTCAACGGCGCAACCGTTGGCACCGACGACTATGCAACTTCGGCATCGACGACCAAAGCCTACATCGGCTCGGACGGCACCACCGCGTACAACAGCTCGACATCGAACGCTGCTGCACTGACCGATGCTGCTATCCGTCGCACGATCCAGCGTCTGGATGACAACGACACTCCAATGGACGGTCGTTTCTTTATCATCCCTCCATCGTCGCGTAACACCCTGATGGGTCTGGCACGCTACACCGAACAGGCTTTTGTGGGTGACGGCAGCGCCATCCGCAACGGTGAGATCGGTAACCTGTACGGTATCCCTGTGTTCGTCACTTCCAACGCCGACTTCGGTGCTGGTAGCGGCGGCGCTGACCGTATCTGCTTGATGGGCCACCGCGATTCGATGGTGCTGGTTGAGCAGATGGCAGTTCGTTCGCAGACTCAGTACAAGCAGGAATACCTCGGTACCCTGTTCACTGCTGACACTCTGTACGGCGTTAAGGCAATCCGTACTGCGGCCACCACCGGCGCAGCACTGTCGTCCTCGGCATTCGCTCTGGCTGTTCCAGCCTAATTGAACTCCCCCGGTGAAAGCCGGGGGGCTAACCTAATTAGGAGAACATCATGGCAAACGCTAGTTCTGTAGTTGTCCGCGCTGGCACTGACCAGTTTCGCGGTCTGTATTCCAACACTTGGCTGGTTCGCGCCACGCTGAACGCTGACAGCTTGTCTGACGGCGCTGGCGACACCGACACCGTTGCTGTTCCAGGCGTAGCCTTGGGCGACATGGTGTTAAGCGCTTCGCTGGCTGTTGACGTGGCGGGCTTGATCGTGACTGCGTATGTCAGCGCAGCCGATACCGTTAGCATTCGTTTCCAAAACGAAACCGGCGGCACTGTCGACTTGGCGTCGGCAACACTGCGTCTGGTCGTCGTTCGTTCCATCGCGTAATACCCGGGGGCCTCGGCCCCCGATCTCACTTCTGGAGGCAACATGGCCGCGACATTCCGCTGCTTACAAAGCGGGCAAACTGTTACGTTTACGCTCCAGCACGATATTGACAGCATGAAGGGCCACGCTGGATACGTCCGTGTTGATGAAGACGCTCCCGTGGAGGATGAAACCAGACAGCTTGCTATGACGCCGCCAGAGTACGCGCGTCGTCCTGGCCGCCCAAGGAAAGAACATGTCGGAAATTGACCCAAGAGAGTTCGGCAAGCTAGAGGCGCAAGTCGAAGCGTTGCAGAAAGAAGTTCACGGGCTACGCGATGACGTCAAACAGTTGCTAGAGATGGCCAACAAGTCCAAGGGTGGGTTTTGGGTTGGCATGTCGGTAGCTTCTGCGATCGGCGGCGTCATGACCTTTGTAGCAGATCGTCTATTTTTTAAGGGGTGACATCATGCCAATGGTTGACGGAAAGAAGTACCCATATACGAAAAAGGGCAAGCAGGCAGCTGCTTCGGCCAAGATCAGCAAGCTGCGCAAAGAAGGCTATCCGCAGAAACAGGCGGTTGCGATTGGTTTGAGCATGGCAGGATTGGCCAAGAAAAAGGCCAAGAAATGAAGCCCGGCCTGTACGCCAACATAAACGCCAAGCGTAAGCGCATCGCCGCTGGGTCGGGGGAAAAGATGAGGAAGCCCGGCACAAAAGGCGCGCCAACCGCGCAGGCATTTAAAGACTCCGCTAAGACAGCAAAGCCGAGGAAAAAATGAAAACGTCCGCTTGGCAGCGAAAAGCCGGTCAAAACCCCAAGGGCGGCTTGAATGCTAAAGGCCGGGCGTCTTATAATGCAGAAACAGGGGGAACCCTGAAAGCGCCGGTCAAATCCGGCGACAATCCGAGACGAGCTTCTTTTCTCGCAAGGATGGGCAACATGCCCGGCCCAGAGCGTAAAGACGGCGAGCCCACCCGGCTGCTGTTGTCGCTTCAAGCCTGGGGCGCCTCATCCAAAGCTGATGCAAAGGCAAAAGCTAAAGCTATTTCCGCAAGGAATAAGGCGAAGAAAAAATGACTTATCTCGAAATCATTAACGAAGTCCTTGCGCGGCTGCGCGAATCTTCCGTCCAGACGTCGGCACAGACGACGTATTCCTCGCTAGTTGGCCGTTTTGTTAATGACGCCAAGCGCCAAGTAGAGGACGCTTATTCTTGGAACGTGCTGGCGCAGACCATCACGATTGCAACTGTCGCAGGCACTTACGAATACAGCATGACGGGGGCGGGGCAGAAGTTCCGCGTCGAGGACGCGCTTAATGTGACCGACAACGTGGTCATGCGCAATCTGAGCAACTCGCAGATGCAGCGCAAGCAGAACTTCTCGACGCCCACTAGCAGCTCACCAACCGAATTTGCTTTTGATGGTGTCGACGCATCTGGCGACGCCAAGGTCACGCTGTACCCACGGCCTGACAACGTATATAGCTTAAAGTTCTTTGTTTTTGTTCCACAAGACGATTTAGCTATTGATAGTGACGTCTTGTTGGTCAAACCAGAACTGGTGATCCAGAGCGCGTATGCCCGCGCGCTGGTTGAGCGTGGCGAAGATGGCGGGCTGAGTTCATCCGAAGCGTTTGCGCTGTACCGCACGATGCTGGCCGACTATATCGCCTTGGAAGTGTCGCGTTACCCTGAGTTTCAGGAGTTCGTGCCGACATGAGCCAGCCGATTCTCACCTTCAGCATTTCAGCGCCAGGTTTCTATGGCATGAATACGCAAGACTCGCCGCTAGACTTAGCGTCGGGCTTTGCGCTGACGGCCACGAATTGTGTGATCGACCAATACGGTCGTGTCGGCGCGCGTAAAGGGTGGACGAAGGTAAATAGCAGCTCGGGCAACCTGGGCGCTAACGCAGTCGGCGTCATTCATGAGCTGGTGCAGACAGACGGCACGTTAACCGTGCTGTTCGCGGGCAACAACAAAATATTCAAGCTGGGCGCCTCCAACGCGGTGACTGAGCTGACCTACGGTGGTGGCGGCACCGCACCGACGATCTCTGCAAGCAATTGGCAGTGCGCGTCGTTGAGCGGTATTACGTACTTTTTCCAGATCGGCCACGATCCACTGATTTACGATCCGGCCGTCAGCACAACGACGTATCGCCGTGTTAGTGAAAAGACCGGCTACGTATCGACCGTGCAGGTCGCCGACATTTGCATCTCGGCTTACGGGCGGCTATGGACCGCTAACACCGCAACCAACAAGTCGACGGTGTACTTCTCCGATCTGTTGTCAGGCCATATTTGGGCTACCGGCACGGCAGGCAGCCTGAACGTGAACACGGTCTGGCCAAACGGGCCGGATGAAATTACTGGGCTCGCTGCGCATAACAACTTTCTGTTTATCTTTGGTAAACGCCAGATATTGGTCTACCAAGGTGCTAACTCGCCATCGACGATGTCGTTGTACGACACGGTGGGCGGTATCGGTTGCATCGCGCGCGACTCCATCCAGAACACCAACACCGACGTGGTGTTCTTGTCGAACAGCGGTGTGCGGTCTATCTCTAGAACGATTCAAGAGAAGTCCGCACCGTTTAATGACTTGAGCAAGAACGTCCGAAGCGATTTGATGGCTGTGGCGTTAGGTGAAGTAAGTTCGGCTATCAAGGCAGTGTACTCAGAAGTTAACGCGTTCTATGTGGTTACGTTCCAGACCTCCGGCCGCGCGTTTGTGTTCGACACCCGCGCGCCTTTGCAAGACGGATCGCTACGCGCTACCGAGTGGGACCATATTGAACCCACATCGTTACTGTCTAAACGAGACGGCACGCTGCTGATTGGCCAAGTCGGTTACATCGGTCAGTACGGCGGGTATCTGGATGACACGACTACCTATCGTTTTTCTTATTTTACAAACCACGCGGATTTGGGTGATCAAAACATCACCTCGATTTTGAAGCGCGTTAGTGTGGTGGTGATCGGCGGCTCGAATCAGTTTCTGACGCTAAAGTGGGGCTTTGACTTCAGCGAAAACTATCTGTCGCAAAACATACAGATTCCCTCGCAGAACACCTACGAGTATGGCATTGCTGAGTACAACATCGCCGAGTACGCGGGTGGCGTAGCGCTTCAAACTTTGTACGGCCAGGGCAGTGGGTCGGGCAAGATTGTGCAGACAGGCTACGAAGCTGACATTAACGGCTATCCGTTGTCTATCCAGAAAATTGAAATTCAGGCCAAGAACGGCCGCGTAAGTTAAAGGGGTTACCGTGAGCAATTACACTAAATCGACCGACTTTGCCGCTAAAGATTCGCTGCCAACGGGTAACCCTGGCAAGATCGTCAAGGGTACGGAGATTGACACCGAGTTCAATAACCTCGCGATCGCGATTGCTACGAAAGCAGACAGCTCCGCGTCGGGCGCGGGCAACGTCGTTGGCCCCGCAAGCTCTAACGTCGGTGCAGTCGCGACGTTTGGCAATACTGACGGTACGCTGCTTGCGAACAACTCTGCGGTCACTATTTCATCCGGTACGGTTACTGCGACGGGTTTCTCGGGGTCTGGCGCGTCGTTGACGTCTCTTAGCGCCAGCAATATTTCTAGCGGCACGTTAAACGCAAGTCGTTTGCCCTCTACTGCTGCGACCACAGACACCGCGCAAACTATTTCTGGTGAGAAGACGTTTACCGGCACGATCGGGGTTGGCGCTACCAACCCAGCGGCTGGGTGGAATTTGTACTGCGAACAAAATTCGACCAACCCTGCGGCTGTGTTCTTCAACAACAACTCCAGCGGGTACGCGCAAGCCAACGTAGTTGGGTCTGGCATTTCGCAGTTAGTGCTGTTCCAGAAGTCCAGCACTTCTGCGGTCACCGGCACGCTAACTGACGTTGGTTCGATCACCACTAGCGGCTCATCAACGTCGTACAACACGTCATCCGACTATCGTCTGAAGACGGACGTCGTACCGCTATCCAATGCGATCACGCGGCTTAAAGAGTTGTCGCCGTATCGATTCAAGTGGATTGCAGCGCCCGCCGCGCCGGCCGTTGATGGTTTCTTGGCGCATGAGGTGTCGCCTGTAGTGCCGGAGGCTATCGTTGGTGAGAAGGACGCCGTGAAGGCGGACGGATCGATTAAGCCGCAGGCGATTGACCAGGCGAAGTTGGTGCCGCTGTTAGTCGCCGCGTTGCAAGAAGCGGTTGCACGGATTGAAGCGTTGGAAGCGCGATAACGCGTGGCGGCTTTTGAGTGTGAGCAGTGCGGGCTATGCTGCAAGAAAGTGAATTGCGTGCATTTGACCAAAGACAATTTGTGCGGCATCTACGAAACAAGGCCGATTGTCTGCAATGTAGATGAAGGGTACAAGGTGTTCTTTGCCAAAGTAATGAGCAAAGAAGAGTGGAATAAGATGAACCGAGATATTTGCATATCTTTGCAACAGGAGAAATAACATGTGGCCTGCACTTATCGCCGCTGGCACGTCGCTTTTAGGCAGCTCTATGCAAGCAAACGCCGCTCGAGATGCGGCCAGTATGAGCGCCGACGCGCAACTAGAAGCCGCGCGGTTAGCTGCTGAAGAGGCGCGCTTTAGGCCGGTCGGCATAACGACGCGGTTTGGCGGCAGCAATTTCGGCTTCGACGAAAACGGTCGACTGATTAGCGCGGGGTATACGACCTCGCCGATGATCCAAGAGTATCAACGCCGACTAGAGGCGTTGACGGGGCAACGATTGAGCGAAGCCGAAGCGGCGTCGCAATACTATGAGCCACTGCGTTTCGCTGGTCAGTCGATCATGGACTTGGGCGAGAGTTACTTGCGTGAGTCACCCAAAGAAGTCGCCGAGAAATACATGGCCGGCCAGATGGACTTGCTGGCACCAACACGCGAGCGTCAATTGGCCGGCGTGCGTACTAATCTCTTTAACACCGGCCGCACGGGTTTGTCGATCGGCGCAACAGGTGAGCGCCCAGGCGGCGGCGCTGGTTTGGCCGCGGCTAACCCTGAGTTGGAAGCGTACTACAACGCATTGGCGCAACAAGACGCGGCATTGTCGGCAGAAGCGCAGAAGCGTGGCCAAGAGCAGTACGCTTTTGGCACCAGCCTGTTCAACACCGGCGCTGGTCTGCTTGGTCAGTATGAGTCGGGCGTCACTGGCGCGTTGTCGCCGTTCATGACGACGTTGGGCGGCATATCCACGCTAGAGAGTTTAGGCCAGCAACCGCTCGATATCAGCGCGCAGTTGGGCAACCGCTCGGCGACCGCAGGCGGTAATGTCGGTCAGTTCTTGTACGGCGGCGGGGTAAATGCTGCTCGCACTATGATGCCTGCCAATATGCTGAATCCAACCGCGTCATTTATCCAAGGTCTTGGGTCTAATCAACAATTGTTATCTGGACTAGGTAATTTATTTGGCCGTCAATTAACACCGCAAGACCAGTACAACTTAGGTCAGTGGTCAGCAAGCCAATCTGGGTACCTTGACCCTGGCTACATGGGCCCGTAAGTTAATTAATTAGGAGCCGACAATGGCAAGCGAAATTTTAGGTCTGTTTGCATCGCCAGAACTGTATCAACAGCAGCAGAACGATTTGATGCAAGCGCAGGCAGCGCAGTACGCTCGGCTAGACCCATACGAACGCGTAGAGTACGGCGCGAACTTAGGTGGCCGTCGGTTGGGCGGCGCGTTAGGTGGCGCGCTTGGCATACAAGACCCGCAGCTAAAGATCATCAGCGCGCGTCAGTCTGTCATGCAAGGTGTCGATCCGTCGAACCCTGAGTCAATCCTAAACGCCGCGCAACAACTTGCCGAGGTGGGCGACCAACAAGGTGCGCTGACGTTGGCCGACTACGCGCGCAAGGCGCAGAGCGAACTAGCGTTGCAGCAGCAGCGTATGCGTGAAGGCCGCGCAGCATCGACGCCGAAGGAATTACAGATTGCTGCTGCCGTTGCTCAACTGCAAGATCAGATTCGTGGCTTAGAAGCCATGCCGGAATCGCCGGAGCGTAATCGTAATCTGCAAGTAGCGAAAGATACTTTAGCTTCCCTGTCACGTGGGGCAAAACCTGGTCAAACGCCAGACACTATTGAAATCGCGCGTGAGTTAGCAAGTCGTAAAGGCGCGCCAGGCAGTAAAGAATATGAAGATGAATATACGGCGCAGCTAAATCGACTAACAACTAAAGATACTAAAGAGACTAAACCAAGCATTAAGGAAGTCGGTGTAGCTATAGGTACCAACGCGCCGGTGTACCTTGATGAAATTGCAGGTCAACAGTTTATTTTTGTTAAGGATGCATCTGGCAAACAAGTACGGCAGCCTTACTTTGGCGGCGTAGATCGTACAACCGCTAAAGTGTCTGCGTCGGCGTCTTCTGTCGGTGAAAAAGCGTTTTCTCAGCGGCTGGGCACTTTGGATGCAAACCGTGTTCAGTCGGCGGTTGATACGCGCGACAATTCTATCGCCGCGCTAAATTCGCTTGAAAGACTGACGGCGTTAAGTGACGCGGGGCTAATTAGTGGTCCTTATGCAGGTGGTAGAACGGGCGTCGTTAATTTCCTTGACGCGCTTGGTCTTACAAGTGAAAGAGATAAAGGGCTACTTGCTAGGTCAGAGAACTATCAAAAGATTGCCGGCGATATTGTATTGGCCACATTGGGCGGCCGATTGGGCGCCGGGTTCTCTAACGAAGACCGTAAGTTTATTCAAGGTTTGGTGCCTCAGTTGGAGACAAGCGCCGCTGGACGTCGACAGTTGCTTGATTTCTTGATTAAGAAAAATCAAGAAATTATCGATGAAACTACGCGACTTGAAGATTACGCCAGAGACAACAATAGCCTAAAAGGATTCAAATCCAAGATTCCTATCGCCTCACGGCCTTCATCAAGCGGCGTGTCTGGCATGACTGATGAGCAGCTAAAGGCGGCGCGCGACAGACTGACCGGAGGTAAAAAATAATGGCACAAACACCTACACTGGATGAAGTCGAAGCTGAAATGCGTCGACGCGGTCTATTGACCGTAAGTGGCTCAGTGATGGATGAGCCAGGGACGACGCTAAAAGAGTTTCAAAATTTTGGTGAATCGTTATTTAAAGGTGGCGCTAAAGGTGTCATCGACATTCTTGGTGGTTGGGGCAACCTGTACGATTACCTTAAAAAAAGTAATGACCCTAACGCCTTTTCATCGGCCGGTATATCGCGCGGCATACGAAATCTGACCGGCGTAGATTTGCTTTCGATTCCAGGATACAAGGGCGCATATGAATTTTCGTCGGCGGGCACACCGGCCGCCGCGCTTACCGCAGTCGGCGTTCCCGGCCTGTTTGGCCGCACAAAAATGGGTGTTACTGGCGAATATGGTGTTGGTGGTGCGACAGGTTTGTTTGCCGGAAGCGTAGCGCCGGAAAGTCCTGCCGCTCAACTTGCATTAGGCATGACACCGTATGCCACTAAAGCCAGTTATTTAGGTGCGCAGCGCGCGCTAACGCAGCCGCGCGTTACGATGCCGTCGGTTGCAGAGACAACTAGCCTACTTAGTGTAGGTCGGTTGACGCCAGGCGAAGCCGCGCTAGATCGTGGGCAACTAGCAACTGAAGCACGAACAGAAGCGTCGACGCGTAGTGGTCAAGCGCCAGTCGCTTTCCGTCAAGGCCAGGCCATTGACGTTGAAGGGTTTCTTGACCGGCTATTCCAACGGTCAGCCGGCGCGCCTGTCACTTTGCAACGCGCCGAGGCGACTACGCAAGCCGTGTTTGATGCGTTCCGGAACTACGGTAAAGCGCTATCGTCTAAATTGCGCAGCGACGCGTCTAAAGACTTTAACGCCGCCAAGTCGGCCGGCGGCATGATCGACACGACGCCGGTTGTTAATAAGGTCAGGCAACAGCTTGCTAGTATCGCGCCAGAAGAGCCAGGGTTCGCCCAATTAAAATCTTCGTTAGATCGCATCCTGACTGAGTACGTTGAGCCAGGAAAACCTGCGACGACTACAACTTCAACCGTACTTGGCCCAGGCGGCACGCCGGCCAGCACGATCGTGACGCCAGCCACGCCTGATGTTATCCGCTCAATTGACATTAAGCGACTGCAAGATAACTTGGCCATATGGGGCGACGCTGCCTATTCTGGAAAAGCCACGATTGGCGGCAGCAATATTTTTGAAGGTGTAGCACCAGGCAAAGCTAAAGGTATTGCGTTAAACGTCTTGCGCGGATTTAAGGAATCCTTAGATGTTGCGATACAAAATGGCGTGCCAGGCGCGGATAAGTTGGCCAAAGCTAGAGATAACTTTGCGACAAATATCCGCCGCATCGAAGAGTTTTCTAACCGTCCGCTAACTAAGGCTTTTGATGTAGAAGCGGTTACAGATTTAGTGCCAGAAAAAGTGTTGGCCAAACTGAAAAAAGAGCCTGAATCACAGCGAAATTTTTTAATTGAAGTTATGTCGGCGCACCCTAACCCGCAAGTTACTGCGGTCTTAGACACTATTCGCCGCAGCACTCTAGACGACATATTGATGCAAGGCCGCACCAGCGGATCGGCGCTTGACCCAGCGGTAAGCATCAACAATATGCTTAAAGCATTACAGAAAAAAGGCGACTTAGCGGCTTTATTCCCTAATGCTGCTGATCTAGCCGAAGCGCAGTTAGCTGTGAAATACATGCAGCGCGTTCTATCGAGAGAAAGCGCGGCAGGCGCAGTCGGCCCTTCTGCGGGCACGGTATATAGCCTATCCCGAGGCGCGGGCGGTACGGCCACGCAAAGTCTAGTCTTAAAAGAACTCGGCGCATTAGTTGATTCGCTTATCGCCAGCCCAGAGGCGTTTTCTAGAGTACTTTTCGAAGGCGACAACCGTAAATTACTACTAGATTTGGCCAAGGGAAAAACTAAAGGTGAAAAAGCCTACAACGCGGTACAGACGCTTGCTAAAGGATTGGCGGTTACCGGCGCGCGCGGCGGTCCAATGGTGGAGGTAACTCAACCTAATTTGCCCGCACCAGCGCCGACGTATGCGCCGGAGCCGGCAGCCGAACCTCAACTGTCGGACATTGAAGAAGAGATGCGCCGACGCGGTCTTATGGAGTAAAAAATTGACCCACTAACCCTTCTTGCTGCCGCTAACGCCGCAGTCGCAGCGGTCAAGAAGGGCTGCCAGCTCTATAAGGACATCAAGGGCGCAAGCGGCGAAGTATCAGACGTACTGAAGGATTTACGCGAACAGTTTGATAAAGTAACGGGCGGCAGTCCTACAGTTGAGCAGAAGCAGAAGTACAACGCCGAAGTGCAGCGCGTCCAGGAGATCGCCAAGGCGGACCCAAACGACGTGTACACCCAGATCGGCGACCAGTTGGGGGTGTTGATGGACAGCTACGACGCACTTAGCAAGGCGCTATTGGCCGAGCAAGTGGAGGGCAAGAAGGTCTACAAGGGTGAAGAAAGTATCGGTCGTCGGGCGCTGCGCCGTATCATCATCACGACACGGTTGGATGCCATGCTGGTAGAAATACGCGAGACGATGGTGTACCGCAGCCCGCCGGAATTATCTGGACTCTGGGGCAAGTTTGAGGGGATGTGGAAGACGATCGTCGCCGAGCAAGAAGAGGCGCACGCAGAAGAACTTAAACTGATTCAGATGGCCAGATGGCGACGCAGAAAAAGAATAGCGGATCTAAGGGCCAAAATAACATGGATTTCAGCAGTCGTTTTCGTAGTTCTGTGGGCAGTGGGACTGATGTGGCTAACGACAAGAAGCGCGACGATGAAAACATCCCTTGGTCATTACTGATCACAGTTATGGCCGTTCTACTTACTTTTTTTATAGCACTCCCTCTAATGGCTTTCATGTACTGGGACATGTACAACGCGACGCAAGCGGCCGTTGTGGAAGTAAAGAAGATGAAAGAATTGCGGCGTCAAATACAGCTTGAAAGGGCATATGACCAATGATTACTGAAGTCCAACTTCGTCAGATCATTCCGCAAAATAAGTACGTCGAGTACTGGCACAAGGCGCTCGCGCAACTCTTCCCTGATTACGATATCAACACCCCTAAGCGCATGGCGGCGTTTCTCGCCCAATGCGCGCATGAGTCTGGCGGTTTTACTAGTATCGTCGAGAACCTGAATTACAAACCTCAAGCGCTGCGGCGTCTCTTCTCAAAGTATTTCTCTGACGATGTCACAGCTAATCAGTATTGCGCGCGACCTAACAAACAAGAGGCTATTGCAAATCGTATTTACGCTAACCGCATGGGGAATGGCGATGAATCTTCTGGTGATGGGTATCGTTTTCGCGGCCGAGGGCTTATTCAGCTTACTGGACGATCAAACTATCAAGCTTTTGCTGACTCCCTGGAGATGAGCATCGACGACGTCCCGGAGTACTTGGGCACGTTCGAGGGTGCAGCGCAAAGCGCTTGCTGGTTCTGGGAAACCAACAACCTGAACAAGTTTGCGGACGCTGGCGATATTCTTGGCATGACCAAGCGCATCAACGGCGGCACGATTGGTCTTGAAGACAGGAAAAAACACTATGAGCATGCGCTTCATATTTTTGGTGCTTAGTCTGATCGGCGCCGTCTGGCTAGTCGGCTGCGAAGACCGTTTCAGATACCCGTGCCAGTCGAACAAAAACTGGAACAAGCCGGAATGCCAACGGCCCGAATGCGCTTTGACCGGTACCTGTCCTGATCAACTGGTGCCTGCTGCTGATTTTAAGCCGGAGGAACAAAAATGAGATGGACACCTGACCAGATTGATTCCGTCATTAAGCTGATCATCGGCGCCACCTTCTGCGTGGTGCTGTTAATGATGTCGAGCTTGGCCATGTACTCGGTGGTGTTCGTCACCCAACCGATGGTTGGCATCGCGCCAGCGGACAAGCAATTCTTCATGCTGCTGTCCGACATGTCGAAGTACATATTGGGTGCATTGGCTACCCTCTTGGCCATCAAGGGCAAAGACGGCGTGGCCAAGCTGATCGATCCGCCACCTGGCGTTAGCAAGGCCAGCGACTGGACCGATCCGCCGCCACCATCACCCAAGACACCGGCGCCGACTCACGCGCCTGTGCGGATGGAACCGCAGCTCGCTGCTGCGCCTGTTGTGACCGGTTTTGGTGGCAAAGCAGCGCCGCCTCCAGCGCCTCAACCTGAAATTGAATAGGAGACTGCCATGAAGAAACTCGTTGCACTTATCGCGTTTGTGCCGTTGATGGCGTTTGCCGGCGGTGAGATGAAGAAGGTTTGCCGCACCGAGAAGGTCAAGGGCAAGGATATGGAGGTCTGCAAGACCATCAAGGTCCATAAGAAACTCGAAGGCACCAAGGTGCCGCCGAAATGAATCCGTGGTTGATCCTAGGCGCCGTCTTAGCCGTCGCAGCGGCAGGCGGTGCCGGCTACTACAAGGGCAACGAAGATGGGAAGATGACCATCCAGGCCCAGTGGGACGCCGAGCGCATCAAGCAACAGGAGGCGCACGCCAAGGCGCTACGGGAATCCATCGAGAAACAACAGGCGCTCCAAGCAGACGCCGACCAGATACGTCAGGAGAAAGACCGTGAGACACGCGAGCTTGCTGCTAGGAATACCGTTCTTGCTAACAGCCTGCGCAACCGGCCGGAGCGCCCCTCCGCCCCTGCCGGTTCCGTGCCCAGTGCCGCCAGTGCT